GATACCTTTTTTCATCTGATTCAGTGCGTCCAAAAAATTCATATATTTCCCTCTCTTTCCGTTGCGATATCGCAACAAATAAAATACCACCGGCCATTACTGACTGGTGGTACTACCTTAACAACTTGCTGTATAATCCATCCTTTGATGGCTCTTTATAAACATTATCAGATTCTTTTTCTATGAAGGTGTATCCCGGAGCGCACTCGACCCCGGACTCTGCTTTTACCATTACCTCCAATGGGATTCCTTCTGGGAACGCTTGACAGCAAACTTTGTTTTTGCTGCTATCCAAATAATATTGACAAAAATCACAATTAGGCAATTTTAGCATTATCTTTTCCAACTTTCAATATATTTATTAACGAGCATTCTGGCCTTCAATGGTATCTTTTCTCCGTTTTGCATTCTTACAAAAGCCTCAGCCAGCGATTCAGTTCCGTCTTTGCATTTATCAGCATATCCTGAAATCCCCGGTATGAACGGTATCTTTTCCATTAGCACCTGATATTCTTCGTAGGTATTACATCCCTGGAAGGTCATTACATGCGCCAATTCATGTTTAATGCTATCCTCTAGATTTCTAGCGGCAAGATATCCTGAACCATATCCTTCGCTTATTTTTTTATCAATACCAGTATAATCGATATCTCGGTTAATAACCAGTCCTATTTTTAACCGGCCTCTTTCCATATAGGGACCTGCCATAAAGTATGTGCCTTTCTCTAACTTTCCCATGGACTCCACTGATACCTCTCCGATCTGGATATCGTACTTTTTCTGCATCATGGTAATGGTTTTTTCAATACGTATACGCCCATCAGCGGTCATTCCTTTTATTTTCATGATCTCATCTGGAACTTTTAGCCGGTTTGCATCAAGCAGTCGTTTATCTCTCGGAATTTTCAAACGTTCCTGTTGTTGCCGCAACCCCATCTCCTTTGAAAAATCCACATAGGTCTTATTGGTCAGCCGTAGCCGGCACCTCGCGGCTATGACATCTTCCTTGTCTGCTCCGGCCCTTTCCAGAAGTTCCACATCCTGCTTCCGCTTCCGGATGGTACGCTCCAGCTTCCGCTGATGCTGTAAGGCACCATAGGTATCATACTCCTTTCCATTGAACATCATTTTCTCATTCTCATGCCTGTTCTGTTCTTCTAACCACTCATCCGTGTACTTGCGTTTGGATACACCCGGCAGGAAGGGAAATTTGATATGGTAGCAGTTAATGCCAGCGAAGCCAAGCATCTCACCCTCTCCGCAGATAGTATGCATCTCAGCTGTGCTGTAAACCTTGCCCTGCCAGCTCTGATGATTAAGGTATCCAGTTCCAGTGTTCCTGGCGCCCATGTGCCAGTCTACCTCCCAGTGGTCTGTCCCCAGTTCCTCGGCGTTCTTGTCGCTGACCTGCTTGGTCATCTGAGCAACGCCAGTCATCACCGCACGCCTTGCTGCCACCTCAATCCGGTCGGACTTTCCAGAAGCATAATCCACCGTCCGGATGCCGCTGGCCGTCATCTCGTCAATCACCTCACCAATGGCCTGGCTGTACGTCCTGGTGCCAGTGGTAATTCCCAGCATGGCCTTGTCCAGGCTGCGCTCCAGGTATTCAGATAGCGGCGTGAATACCTTCTTGCCGCCGCCCATCGGCACGTTGAAGCCCGTGGTCTGGGTGATGTTCTCCATCGACCGCAGGCTGCCTTTGGTCTGCCTCCTGGCAGCATCCACGACATGCTGGAGCCATTGGTTATCCTCGTAAGGCAAGTAATCCCTCCCAGCAGCCTCGTAAATCTCTTTGTTGCGTATGTAATCAGACTTGGCTGCCTGCTCATAGATGTCATCCACCTGCAGACCAGCCTTGACAATGGCATCACCTATCATCCGTTTGATGTTAGTACGGCTCTTACCAATGGCATCCATCCTCACAAGCAGCCAGTCAATCACGGGTGTAATCTGCGCAGCCTCCTTAATGCGCTGTATGATTTCATCCATAATGGATAGTTCCAAGGCTGTCATGGTTCGCTCAAGCGGCTTAGGCAGCTTCTCAAGTTCTTCTGGCGTCATTTATATCACCTGCTCTTATTTCCTCCGCCATCAGATAACAACTCAAGCTTGGAGACCACCCCCACAAAAGGGGACGCATCCGCTTACACCGCCAGAGGATTCTAAATATTTTACTTTTCATCCTCACTCCTCCGTCAATACTGGTTCCGGCAGGTTCTTGGCTGCCTCCTCCAGGGTTTCGCCGTACCACTTGGCCCTGTACTCTTCCGGCCTCATGATTCCTGCCGCCAGATCCTGCCTGTCCTGTTGACGTTCTGTCTCTTCGTCTACCAGTATGCTGTCTTTAAAGTTACACAGAAACTCATACCCGGATTGAGTGAGCGCATTGTAAAAAGCCAGGGCATAGGCTAGATCCTCCAGGCAATCCTTGAGGTTGGACTGGATGGCCTTAACCATATTGTATTTCCGTTTCTTGGCGATCTTGGCTTCGGTGGCTGTCTTGTCGACGTCATTGACATCCGACAGATCACCATAAGATAGGCAGACATTAAACTCGATCCGCCGCAGATAGGCATTCAAGCCGTTGATAAGGCTCTGGTCCCGGAGCTCCGGACTGTACTCCTTGTATAGCTCTTCTCCGGACGTCCCACCGGACAAATTCAGTCCGCGGTACAATCTCCGGTTAAGCTTCGGCATCTCGTACTGCGTCCGTCTATCGGGTCCAAACACAGGAGCCGCCTGCAATGCGGTGGCATCTACGTGAATGACACGCTCGCCGCTCTCAAACTCCCAATCCAGCCGACCAAACTGTATGTCTGTCTTCTTGATCAACTTGATAGTTGACTGGTAGACAGACACCCCGCAGGGAGATCCATCTACTTCATTTTTAATGGGGTTACGGTAATAGCCAAAGTCAGGCCGTTCCACTCCCATATAGGTCATATCCTCTGGGAGCCCGGCCCAATCTTCCACCATATCGAGTGGCACTGGCCGACCAATATTGTTCATATCTGAAGATCTGTATGCAAGGTTCTGGATATTGAGCACTTTGGTTTCATCCCAGGTGTGCACTTCAAAGCGAATGAAATAATCATGATCTGCCACCTTTTTAACATCCACAAATGCCACCCGCGTCAACCGACCGCGTACATCAAACTTCAAAGGGATGAACCGCTCCTGAGTGATGTACTCCACCTTATCCCCTCCCAGTGGCTTGATACAGAAGGATCCTAGAGCAAGCCCGCTCTGTAGGTTCTCGTTCAGCTCCCGGATGGCAGACTGATATATCCTGTCCATCTGCTCAACAGAGATACTGGATTCCATTTCATTCAGGCATACATTTGCAAATTCACGGCAGATCCCCTGCTCTATTTGGAGTGAGTCCACTTGGTCATCTACCCATGGGGCCTCACCGCGATACATGGCTGCCCACTTCTCAATTGCTGTAATCATGTCCTGGCTGATTGCAATATCCTGACCAAACAATTCTTTTAAGGTCCTGATTGGAAACATCCTGCGAAACACCCCCTTTACTGCATTTTTTAACCCTTCAAACAATCTATCACCCACCTTTACTGGCCTTTCTTCTTCCAGATTCGGTTCGTCGCGTATCTAACAGAGTCGATACAGTGGTCATCCCCATCCGGATAGCCGCTAATTACATTGCCTTCCTTGTCCCGTTCGTATTCATAATCCATGAACTCTTTGGCCGCCACCGGGCACCGGACGTTATCAATGACAATCTCCCGTAAAGACTGAAGCCACTTGAAAGAATATTCCCGGCTTCCAGGGCCTTTCTCGGCTCCGCGTGCCATCAAACCATAGGCCCGGTAATCGCCCACAGATTTCTCCTCCGCGCTGTCGCATATAATCAGGTCATTCCCAGTAATACCCAATTCAATCAGCTTGTCGGCTGTCTGCCGGTTACTCCGCTTATTGCAGGTATGCTCCTGCCAGATATAGAGCGTATGCCGCGCTGGGTCATAGTGGGAACGGGTAAACGCGTATAAGTCTGGGTACCAGCCCCAGTCCACGCCATTAAGGATATGGTCAAACTGCGATATCTCATCATCGGTTATTTCCCGAATGGTAACGTTATCAAATACGCTGCCACCGCTTCCGTTAGCCACACCCATGTATTCATTCTCATAAGCATCTGGATTTGTTTCCTTCAGGAACTCTGCCTCCTCCAGGAATGGCTTACCCAGCCACTTAGGCGGCACATCCAGATAGGTGCTCTCTGTCACCAGCCTGGAGGCCTTGGGCACTTTGATGTACTTATTTGCCCAGTTGCTGGCCGTCTTAGGTGGATTGAAGGACTTAAAGACATAAGCCACATCACCACCACGGATGACGGACTGCTCAATCTTACGTACTGACTCAGGCCCTGTGAACTGGTCCAGTTCCTCCAGCCAGAGGATGCCGATGTATCCGAAGGGGACCTTAATGGATTTGACCTTGCCAGGGTCATCAGCACCACGGAAGTATATTTTCTGTCCCGTACTGATACGGGTAATCTCCATGGGACTGACCGTTGCATGGAACTCATCCGACAGTTCCAGGGCTTCAATGGCCCACAGTATCTGCTGATATACAGAACCGCGCAGTGTATCGGCCACTTGACGCATAACTACAGCGTGCATATCTTCATGGCCCATAATAAGGTCAATCACCTGCAAACTGATGAAAGAGGACTTCGTGGATCCACGGCCTCCAGGAAATACATACTCCGTGTGGTTATGTTCCTGAATATCAAAAACAACCGGAGCAAATACCGGGGCCACCATGGTGGATGGAATGCCCACGTACTTGACCGGTTGGTCGTTGTCTGTATCTGAATGTAATGCCTCAGCCTGAGCCCTCAGATGGACTATCTTAGCCAGCTGCTCCTCAATATCCAGGTCGGACTTAAGTGTCTGCCCCAGGGTGTCACGGATGGCCTCATAGGCCTTCACATTTCCGGCCAATGCTTTTCTAATCACGGCAGCATTCACGGCACTTTCCAGGGTGCTGTCAAGCCCCAGAGCTTCAAGGACCGGCGTCCACTCCGGGTTGTCAATCTCTGCTGTCAGAAGCATGTTGAGAGTGCGCCGGAAGTCTGCCTTTCGCCTCCGGGCCTCGCCAGATGCCTTGCCGCCTGCTATGGCAATTTCTCGCTGTTCCCTCGCTGTTCGCTCATGGAAACCATGTCCATTTAAGTTTTCATTGTTTGCCATCACCTCACCTTCCAATCCTGGCTATCCTCTCCGCAAAAGGAGGCCCCGTTCGCCCTGAGTTTCAGACGCCGGGAAATGGGGTAACAAAAAGGCCTTCCGTCTCCGGAAAGCCCAATTTCTTTCTTACAATATATCACACCTTTATAGTCACATTCCATCACATTGTGAAATTTTTTAATGCCTTGGCGTGTATGCGGTGAATGTGCTGCCAGCTGTGATTCATTTCGGTGCAAATCTTCTCCCATTTCATCCCCTGGATATACCGATATGTAAGCAAATCCTTCTCCCTCTCATCCTCCATAGCCTCAATCCGCTTCTGTACCTCCTGGAATGCGCATATCCGACTGTACCGGGCTGCAACCAGTTCCTGCTCTATCTCGTCCACCTTCGCTGCGTAATCAGACAGGTCCTTCTTATCCGTCCCGTGCGGCATCCCGTCATTCGTGACGGAAGGAGACATTTTATTCCGCCTCAGTTCTTCCAGCTGTTCTTCCAGGCGCCGGACCCGCCGCTTCTCCTTCTGATAGGACATTAGGACTTCCTTCTTCTTTTCGTTTTCTGTTTTTTCCTTGTCCATCTGCATCACCTCCTCCCGCATCCAGCCACGGGCACGCCCAGCACCCGTACCGTATCCTGCCCTTGTTGTTGCGCTGGCCATCACACCCGTGATGCCCGTTGTCTATGTAACACTGTCTCATAATACCGTATCACTCCCTTCGGCGGCCGGCGCAGTCCCGGGACCGGGCACAGGCTGGTATACGTGTAGGCCGGCGCCGTCCGGATGCGCTCCCGGATGGCCTCGTCGGCCTGAGCGGCCAGCGCCTTGCTGCGGTCGATACGGCTGACCTTAGCCTGCTTACTGTCTGCTTTCTTTCTCAATCAGGTACCTCCTCCGTATCACAAATGTCAGTTCAGTTGATTAGATACTATTCTGTGCGTTGTAACATCCATATCCTTAATCATATCTAATAGTGGCCGCTCTGTCTCACTTTTCGCTATCGCTTTCCAGCGATATGTATATACCGGTTGTGAGCAATTTCCTAAAATATTTGGCATTGCATAGCTTTCTTTTCTCTCCAAGAAAAACATCTCTTACCTCCGCTAAATGTCAGTTTTGTGAAACAGCCTGTATCAATTCATCCTTTGTCAGAAAGAGGGATTCTCCTATACTTGACACAGGCGAAGAACCTTCTACTCCCCCTATTGTATATTGGATGTATAACTCTCCATCTTCATAGCTTTCCTCGTAATCCGCATCATCTTCTCCCATCATTCTTCCAATTCGATACCCCATAACTAGGGCGGGACGCTCTGGAAAATCAATATCCCATATTCTCCCACCAATGGCTATCGGTAACACTAACGTTAAATCATTCATAATGTTCTCCTTCCTCCGGTTCTCCCGGAAAATCTTAATTCTCACACATTGCTACGTCCTCATATGTAGTCACACTTTCAACGATTTTACGCCGCAAGCAACTAATGTTTGATTTCAAATCATTATAGACTGCATATGCATCTTCATATTTCGAAAACCAACCTGCAAAAATTCTCCATTCTTCAGGATTATCTTTGTCCTTCAAAAAAACTCCATATTTTATTTCTAATTCCATATGCCTTCCTAAACCTCCTTAAATGCTAATTTTTCTGTTTTTGAATCAACTGTTCACACTCTTCTGGTGTCAATTTACACCGGCAACATTGACAGTACTTCCCTGTTACCTCACATCCGTAATCCTCATCATACTCATTTCTATTGCGAAACGGAATAACTACAACATAAGGACAGTTATAAAAATCCATCTGATACCTTCTTCCTGAAAATATTAATTTTGACGAGTAAGCAAATCCGGATTATCAAAGATGTTTCCGATAATCTCATATTCGTTTAAATCGCTCCTTAAATTAAACCGTCTCCATTTGCTGAATAAAGCAAAACCGCCATCATTCCACCTGACAGAAAACGCATCAAACCCTGCGAAATTATGTCCTTTCCCATCGTCTTTTCCGTATTTGCTCGTTCTTACAATATCATTCTCCCAAATCTTCTGGACGTTCTTATCTTGCAGTCCGGTATACTGACAGACGGTTTCTGGAACTATTTCAACCCATTCCGCATAACGCTCGTCATATCCATGGCCATCATCATATACCGGCAAGATATAGTGATGTCCTCTACATTT